GGCTCCGGTCTACCAGAACGGTATATCGGCGTGGGCCAAGACTGTTGCGCCCGCTGTTCTGCGCACTGTGACCGTGGCATTGGATGAGCTTGGCACTACACCCGTTCTTGGCAAGGCAATCCCAAAGATCAACATGGACACAAAGCGCTGGCTTGGCAATGAAAAGCTGGGGCTTGATAAGGACTACATGGGGGAGCTTGCCAATACCGGCAAGAGGGCCGTTTCTGATGCGGCCGATAAGTTCAACTTTATCAGGCTCCCGAGATTTGCTCAGGCTGTAGATGTCACTGGTCAGGCGCTTTACAAGATCAGCGGCGTATCGACGGTCAACCGCATGGGTCAAGAGATCCTCACAAATAGCGCAATAAAGCGAGGTATTGCACTCGCAAAGAGCGGGAAAGAGAAGGATCTTGCAAAGCTACGCAAACATGACGGCATGCGTGGCCTGACAGAAAGCGAGTTCCAGTCAACGGTAAGAGCGCTAAAAGACGAGGATCTGAGCAACCCGTGGATCATTAATTTTGCCGGGTCATCGCTCAATAAGTGGCAACCTGTAAGCGCCAGCGCACTGCCCAAGGCATTCCATGACAACCCCAATGCCCGTATGTTCTACAGTATGTTGACGTACATGAACCGTCAGATGAACAATATTCGGGAGGATATAGGGCTAAACCTCCTGAAGGCCCAAAGGCTTGGGCTGAATACTGCTGAGGGATCTCAGGCAGCGAAGGATGCGATGCTCAATTCAGCAAAATATGTCGGCCTGTTTGGCGTAGTTGCTGGGGTTTGGGATGATGCCCGGAAGACTCTGGATCTTTCTAAAAACTCCGATGTTGAGGATGTGATTACCCCCGAGGGCATTGCTAGCGCAACGATGAATCAGCTGGCGTCAAATATATCCAGTGGCTTTGTCAACATTAGGTCGGAGCAATATGGCGGCCAGCCTGTTAGTTTGGTTCCTGCGCCAATCGAGGCTATGTCAACGCTTGGAAGCGGACTGATAACCTCTGGCGAGAGGGCGTTGACCGGCGAACGTGATGCGGCCGTTCCTGCGCTGAAAGCGCTTAGGACGTATGCACCCGGCATCGCCAACATTGATAGGATATCCCGAATAACTACCGGACGGAGACTGTTTGAGGACTATTTAGATTAGTTCCAACTAACAATCTCATAGTCTGGATCAGCCTCAGCCTTTCTAAACTCTGCCCTGTAATGATCGCTAATTTCTTTACGCAGTAATTTATTAGTCTTCAGCAGGGCATTGGCCTTTTCCCTAAGAATGTCCATGTGGCCCTCGCCATACAGCTTTGTTAGCCAGTCAGTAAAGGCTACGGGGTTCGACGTAAACCACTGGTGGTGGTATCTACACAACGTCACTGCGTTATCCATGCTCCAGCGTACAGACTTACGGGCGCGTCCATAGATGTGCGCACAGTCCGTTCCTTCGTTAAAGCAATACTGGCAGCGGTGTTGATCTCTATGCCTAACGCATTTGCTAAACCAGTTATCGCAGGCTTCTCGCTTAATTGCCATTATTGTATTTTCCCTTGATCCAAGAATCACAGATTTTGTACCGGATATTGTCAAACATGGGGAAGTAACCCCAGTCGTTGTTTGCCACTTCATGGACAGCTAATTTCTTAGCTTCCTTGTGACTCGTGGCCTCTACCTCTAAATCCCATGTTACTTCTTCTTTAACCATTACTTGATATGTCTTAATAGTCATTAAATATCATCCTTCAATGTTTGAGGAAACGGTGCGTGAATGCCTTTCTTCTCTGAGAGCCACCGTACAAGCACCTCAGCGGCTTCGCTGACCTGACCCCCGGTAAGGGTAGCGGTCGATTTTTTGTCGTACATAGCCTTAATGATGGGCTTGTAGAGCATCTCTTTGACAAGAACCTCAGTGAATGGCACTTCGATCTCATCGTTGAAGGGGTGTTTTGCTGAGTATCCTGCATCATTTAACTGGTCTGCCATCTGGCGAAACCATAGGTGCATGGCGTTATTCTGGCGCTCTGTTCTGCCGTATTTCTTGATGCCGTAACAAAGTATTTCGCCTGATTGAAATTGATCGTTAATAAACTTGATAAAGAAATCAGCTTTATCGCGCCCGTCTACTATCCACCGATGCCCCATGCCACTCCTTAATGCATTTCGTATGTCTTCTCTGTAACGTGAACTTCAGTCACCAAGCTGGCGAGCCAAAGATCATAAAAGTCTTCCAAGGTCATGTCTATAGTTAAACCTTCTGGAAAGGTATCAGTGTAGACATCAGTCTGTTTGTTGTTCTTTGTGTTGGTCGTGGCCCCCCCAATCGTAGAGGTGAGCAAGACGGCGTTGCCGACTGGTAGCTTGACGCCAATGATCGGGATCATATTCGTGGCCTTACCGTTATCCTAGCGACCTCTCCTGCGTTTTTATCGTAGGTAATGACCTTGGCCCCACGTTTTGATACCCAGCCTCCACGGGCCGCATAGGCGTCTCTACCGCTAAGTGTCGGGTGCATTTCGGCAATAGCGCCACCGTCCTCTATCACACGCTCATGGTGATAGTGCCCGGTATGGATATAGGTGTAGTTAGCTTGCCCCCACATTTCCCTGAATCGCGGCTCACTTGCGAACAGTTTATGTAGGTTAGCTAGTTTTACCTTGTGGCCGTGGTGGAAGGCCAGCATGGTTTCTCCGTGTAGGTAAGCGTAATAAGGAAAGTCATTGTCGATAATTGTTAGGCGTGGCTCGCTATCGAAAAGATGCTTGAGGTGTTTTCGTAGCCAGATGCTGCCAGAGATGTCATGGTTTCCTTCCGCAGATACAACGACAACCTTACTGAACTTCTTGAGCATCATCCTTACGGCTTCTGTCATTACCGACATAGCCAAATCAACTAGCTTCCCGTAGCGGGTGTCAGCATCCAGTATGTGCCCGGATTGCGGAGTCACACTGAGGATTCCATCCCAATGGAGGAAGTCTCCAAGCTGGCACAGCATCCCGGTTTCTGCTTTGGGCGCAGCCTTAATCATGTCGTGAACTGAGTTCAGAAACACATCCCGAGCAATACCTACATCCCAGTCATCGCCTGTTTCTGCCTCGTATGCATACATACCGAGGTGAAAGTCAGTAATAGTAAGCAGGGTGAGCAGGCTTTCATCACAGTTTTTAGGTGTTGCAGTGACTTTGAACTTGGGCAGGCCCGATTGAGCATTCTCTAAACGCTCTACCAGTATTTCAAACTGTCGCTGTTCATCTGTTTGAGACTTGACCCATTGACGTACTGGCAAGCCCATATCATCGTAGAATGTTGATACGCCTTTGATCTTATGCCCGTCAGGTACAGGGTTTTTCCAATCATGGTTTGGGCTGTATCCACGCCTTGCGGCTTTTTCTTTAACAGCTGCTATGTGATCTCTAACAGCACTGCGAGACATATCAAGTTTTTGAGCAGTGTCGCGCTGAGACAGCCCTTCGACTGCCGTTGAATATATAACTTTGTATTGTTTTTCTGTCGTGCAGAACTCTAATAGCGGATGTTCCATACGTCCCCCAGTATGGTTACAATCGCGGGAAGTTTAAGGGTGTTTAGCCCTTTCTTCCAGTAACAACTGTCGGTACTGCTTCCACGCTTCCTTTTCTTCTACGTGTCCTTCAATAAACTCGTATAGCTTTTTTTCTACGCACCGATGCCTGAGTAGCTCAACCGCAATAGCCATTTGTTGCTCAGTACTAAGCGATTTCCAGTGGTATTTCTGCGATACGAATAGCTCTAGCAGCCGATCATCAACTTGTTCACTCATAAGGATTCGTGTGTCCTTCTCGTTCCATAAGGATTTCAATGTAATGCGCGGCCTTTTGCAAGTCCTTCATGCCTCCGCCGGTGGGGTGATTCCACCGACTGATGTATTTGATGACTGCGTGTTCGCAGATCCCCAAACCATTGTCCAGCGCATATTCTAGGGGTTGAACCTTAAAGTCCTTGTAATGGCTCCCGCCAACCTGTTTATCCATCGGATTCATGCTTTCTCCTTTATTTGCCTGCCGATCAATTCGGGTATTTGAGGCACCACAGCGTTACCTAAGCATCCTTAGTCCCCACAGAAACACGGGATCGTTTCATCCCCAGCTAGATCAAGCTGGCCTTGCTCTCTGGCGATAATTTGCATCTGCTCGTAGGTGGGTCGGTCATTACGCCATTTAGTCCCTGACTGCTTGGTTGCAGGACACTCGCGCTCCATCCTTGCCCACCAATCTGCGCGGCTTGGCTTCTCAAGGATTAGCGACTCAATGAGGTTTGCGCCTTTGAGGTAGCACAGATCACAGTTACCGTGAGGCGTGACGCCGTTGACGTTAGGTAGCCCCAAGTCAAACGGTTGCTCTGCCCAGAATTGGCTAACTGTCTCCTTGGTGACGCCTGCCGCCACCAGAGGCCTGCGGTGCGGCTCTATCTTGGCGGCTCTGCGTTGTTCATCAGCCCTGATGCCGACAATCGCCATATTTTCGCCGTGGGATCGCTTCTCTACATGGCCTATAGACCAGAGATAATTTGCGATTGTTCGTATCTTTAGCTCAATGGTGCAGAAACGCGCCACAGGATTAGGCAAGTATTCCTTGGCGTGAATCAATGCCTCAAACGGCTCGCCATCCCTAGCGGCGGTGTCAAAATCCACCAACTTAAACCGATCCTTTGTCTCTTCTGCCCACTGGTATTCCAGCCAGACAATCGGAACGTCCCAATACTTTCCGCAGTCCCTGACAAACTCCAGCGTCTCCTCTGCCTCCTTGCCGGTGTTGGCAAAGGTCACGATGCAGTCATCAGGAAGGCCGTCATTAGCGTCGATGAAGCGCCACAGCATGTATGCGCTGGTTCTGCCGCCGCTAAAGCTAATGCATGACGGCTCTGATAGCGTAAAAACGCCCTGATTCATAATTTTTCCTTAAATTTCATGACTTTGCCCACGTTGCCCAGTTTGCCCAGTTTGCCCCTGATGCCCAAGAAATACCCCCCCACTGACCTAACCCGCCCCCTAAAACATGGGCATTAGAGGCATTCTGGGCATTCTGGGCATTCTGGGCATCCTGATTATTCGGTCTCCCAGCGGAAGTATTTGGCCCCATAAGTCCCCCTACGCTCCACTTTTAGATGGATGCCGCGCAAAAGGTCGATACAGGTTCGTAGCGTCTTTGGCGAACAGCCGTTGGGGTTAACCTCTTCGTCGTGCAAAAGGCTCATAAGCTCCTTCTGAGAGCGTGTCATGCCGTCTGACATGACGCTTTGCAGGAAGCAGAACTCATCCTCGTATTTCGCTAACGCTTTTCCTACATTGATCTGAGCCTTCTGACGGGCCTTGAGGTCTGATATGTCTTCTGGGCCTAAAAACTGTACAGAGTCCACGGATTCCTCGTAGTTAGTAAGCGCTCCGGTTTGGCGATACTTGAAGCCACCTTCGAAACTGACCTGACTGCGATCCTTCTCGTTGATTACCAGTAGCTCTTGCCAGTCTGAATACTTGTCATTGAGCGGATCTAGGCCGTACATATTGTCTACGTCTGCCTTAAGATCGCCGACACCCTCGTAGATCAGCTTTCCGTCTAATGATCGGTGCTTATTGCAGTGACCCAGAAGGATCACAGTGCCGCCAGCGGCCGCAAACTGGCGGAAAACATGAAGAATATCCCGCATATCGCCCTTGTTTAAGACTGGCGCAAACTTCTTCAGAGTGTCGCAGACAATGATCTTGCCCTCGGCCTGACCTTCAATCCGAATCATATCGAGCAAATGAAGTGCGTCATTGGTGGTGCGGAGCATCGGATCTCCTGAATTAGCCAAGGTAATCATGGTCATACCGTACTTTTGGCCCATCTTGGCCTTCTGGAGTACGCCTCTGGCTCCGTCATCCTCGTTGAAATAGATGACATCAGAGCCTCGGATAAGGTTTTTGGTGATGGACTGAAATAGACTACCTAGAATCCAAACAGTCTTGCCCGCCCCAGATGGTGCGTAAACCAGCGTAACAGTGCCGGTCGTGACCATGTTCGGGATAACCTCGCGCTCCTTGGCGATGCGCTCTTCTAGCTCCTGAATGCGATGGTTAGTCGCGGCCTGATGAAGTCGGGCCAGAGAGCTAATAATCGGCCTGACGTTCGTCTCTGCCTCCGTTCCTGATCGAAGTTGTTGTGACATCTCCTGATATAACTCCTCGTCTGATTTTGAATATACAGCCTTGATCTTTTCGTCTAACTCATCTTCCGTCTTATCCACGGTACGCGTCCTCCTCAACAATCTTGTATCGCTTCGGAGAAAAGTCCTTCAACAGCGTTACGCGGCGATCTAATTTATTTGGATCCATATCTTTTAATTTTTCCCCCCGTCTGACAGCGCCGTGGTAACACAAGCACCAATACATCATGTAATCCAGTTCATCAGTTGACCACGTTCTTTTTATCCAGCGGTCGTCTTTTTCCGTCCACAACCCTCGCGCCTTTAAGGCGTCTAGCACCTCTTCCTGAGAGCACCCGGAGAAGCAGTAGACAAGGATCTTGTCGCTGGCCTCGGTGATCGACAGGCTCGGGCTGTTATCGTCGTGGGCTGGGCAGCAGGCTACGTATTCATTGGCCTTCACCCGCTTGAACTTATCTAGGTTTGAGAGTTTGTTGATTGTCTCTGCCGGGCTTTCCCGGTTACTACCACCCCTGAATGACCCTTGTTTGAAGTCGGGCACAAGCATCTCCTCTTTGTGTTGATGGAACCGAGCACTTTGATTCACCACGGAATCGTTGTCAATAACATTGCAAGGTTTTTTATTCTTTTAAAGTGTTGCAGACATTGTTGTATGGTAGTAACCTGAGCATGGGTAAACAAAGGAGTGCCAAACTATGGCAAACAAAGACAGGGGTGAAGTTAATATCCACGGCAAAATCTACCTCACGGTAGCGAGAAGGATTGATGACTTTAGGGTTAGCGATTCCCATCAGGGCTGGTCGATTGAGACTGACCTAGTTGCAGCAGAAGATTCCATCGTCGTAA